GTTGCAGACTGTGAGGTTGTATCTTTTTGTGCAACTAATAAATCTCCTACCGCATAACCTGTTCCAGCATTCAAATAACCAAAGGTCTTGATTACATTGTATCTTGTAAATGTACCGCTGGAAATGTTATCTTCAATGATTGGAACTATCTGTGCACCAGTGCCAGTGCCATTCACTGTTACAATGGTATTATCTAAGGTGTAGTTATTGCCAAATCCAATGATACCAGTTGGCATATTAGCTGTTCCAATTCTACCAGTGATGGTTTGTTGAATTGTATCATTCTTATATGTTGCACTTAATAGTGCTGTTNCACTGCCACCTGCCACTGCAATCACTGTGGTTTCTGGATTGTACCCACCTACCGTATCTACCACATTGACAGTTTTAATTGTGCCATTGACAACTGCGCTGACATTTCCAACAATGGTTGATCCAGATTTGATTAGGTCACCAACTTGATAATTTAAACCTTTTTGTGTAATTTTTAATTCAGCAATGCTATTGTTAACAAATGTACTGCCACTGGTGTGCGGCTTGATACAAACATTGTAAAACCCATTTATATCAATGATGTCGCCAACATTGTACAATGTTGATGCCGTCCAACTGCCTTTGTATTTGGTATTAATGTTAAAGCCATAGTCGCTGACCCAAACATTTGGCAATAGTCTGCCATCAATTGGTTGTAAGTTCCACTGAGTAGAATCAAATACACTGGTTGATGAGCCGGTTATCTTGGCCTTGGCTCTGTACAAGTTGCCTTCCTGCCAGCATAGGTCGCTGGGTTGATAATTGTTGTAGATGCTAAATCCGTTGGTTGAAAAAATATCTGATGTGGTTAATAAATTTGCTGGATCAACTGTGACATTGGCCAAGATTGAGTTATCAGTCTGATCAACATTGATAAAACTGGCCAGTGTTAAATTGCCCAACTCACGCATTTCAATGTCAGTATTGAACAATTGTGGATTACCAGCATTTGGTAACCAATTCTTAGTGTCGTCCAGTCCAGTTTGAGTACTGCGATCAATGGTGGCAAATTCATATGGACGAAGTGGTTTGGTTACCCAACGCTTGTCCTTCTCCCAGATATCAATGATGTTATCACTTAAACTGTCGTATAGGTATGTGGGGCGAGATCCATTATTTGTGCTGATAATTCCACCGTAGCCGCGTGGTTGGAAACGCACCACTTGCTTGCTTGCAGTAAAATCTTGTCGTCTTAATTCAACTTCCCAAATATTTTCGCTTTCTAAATTGCCAAAGTTGCCAGTGGTAATCAACCACTGTTCATTCAATTCAATATCTTGTTGTCTGCCTGGAATATCAATCTTGGAATTTCTTAGTAGTGCATCCACAGCCAGGTTTGTACCCATGGCAGTTTGTAGGCCTTGCTTGTAAAAATGCTGAGTGCTTTTATCTTGTATCAACTGATCAATGATTGTTGATTTAGCAGGAACAACATCCGACTTTGCAATGTCAGTTTTGATTGAGTCAAATGCATTTTGCTCTGGCTTGTGGCTGTCTACGATATCACTGACCAACGCATCAAAGCCAGGAATTAGGCCTGCTGGTGTAAGTGTAACACCGCGAGCAGTTGGACGACCAGTCCAACCATTTGTTCGGCGAGCCGATAACCCAAGCACATCAATTCTATTTCCAGTCTGCAGATCAATTACCAAATCTCCAAACTTGGTTTTACGATTAATGTACACAACATGATCATAATCTCTAGTGGAAAAGTTGACAAATACAATTTGTTGACCAGCAGTTGGTACAATCTTATCTACATTCTTTTCATACTCTCTTGTGATTTGTAATTCATTTGATAGCGCAGAACGCCCAGTTGAAAACAATACCTTACCAGTTCGACCCAAGTCTGCATCTAACCTGTCCAAGGTTCCTCGAGCATGACTAAATTTTAATCCGTCTTCTGTTGCTACGCCAACCAAACAAAAGTGATCAGTTCCCCAGTTTTCTGCGATCCATGTCAGTGCATCAAGTCCAGCTTGTTGCCAATTTGTTATAGTGCCACGACTGTTGACTTGATCTAAGATCAGTCCCTGTGACTCTTGATATTTTTGTAGGCCTTCAAAGAAAGTAAACAGAGCCTGTTTATCATTGATATAAGATCCATACTGCAACTCATGTGAGATATTATCCCAATCAGAGTAGCTGACAAAAGTTCCGTTTGGAGTCACTATCTGGCTACGAGATGTTGGATAGCTTTCTGTTAAACTTTGAGCAGATGGTTTGAAAATTGTAAAATATTTGTGACCAGGATCAAAACCATACACTCTAAATCCGTCACCATCTTTTTCAACTCGTACTGCACTATATCTTAATTTAGAAGTGCTGACTCCGGGGCTCAACGTCATTAAGAAGTCTTCGGCAGGAATGTAGAATCCATTTTTAAATTTTGCGTAATACATTTTCAGTGTGATTACGCCATCACTAAAGCCACCAACTCCAAATTGTAATCGACTGTCCAATGACATTAGTTCGTTTAACGGTGCTTGCCCAGTTAAATTAAATTCTCTATAAGCTTCAAATAACACTGAACCCATACCAATTGTTGGACGATCTTGAAAGAACTGTCCTGGTGGCAATGTATTGGTTCCTTTTTGTTTTGGACTATTGGTATCTGTGTCATTGACAAAAGGATTGATTGCTTCATCCATGAAGTTATGAACAATGTCATAATCTTCTATGGCATGTAAAACATTGTCCCATGCGCCAGCAATGCTTCGACGCCAGGCCACTTCTACAGGTGACCATGATCCAATCTCCCACGGTTGCTGGGCAACATCAGAGCTGGGTGCAGGTGTATTCCACGCCACTGGATCTATTAGATTGCCAGCTTGATCCACAGGAAATGTGTCAAAATTTCTACGATAGCTGACGGCCACAGTCACTGGCTTTCCTGGCTCGGTCACAATGCCAAATCTTAGGGCATTTTCCAATGCACTTCGTTTTGTTGCATCTGTCCAAGAGTAGTAATTGTTCCACCAAGTGGGCGCAGAATCGTAACCCAGTGATTCCCACGGAGCCGTATCCAATTGATAAGTGTCAAATGCATTTATATAGATTGCTCTCCAGCTTAGACCATTGTAGTTCCATGTCCATGCATCTTCTGCATCAAAATCTGATCGCTCCTGATAGTCAATGTTGTTTGTGGTGTACCATTCAATTTGTGCTTTGGCCTGTGCTTCTAATATTGGCAAGCTACGATACGCCCTGTATTGTCGCTGTTGATTTACTGCGCCCACCAAATGGATGCAGTTGTTGTATGTTCTAGTTTCTAACTCTAAGATTACTAAATTACGAAGGTCATCTTCATCTGTGCCGTACATGGCAATTCTACTGCCGTCATGTCGCTGAATATACTTGCGTGTATTTTGACCCCATGTTTCTGTGACAAATCCAGGCTGGTATACTCCACTTAGCCCAAGCTTGGCTGGACTGGCTGGAATTCCACTGTATACACCAGACTGACTTGAATGATAAATTTCAATTTGAGTTCCATCTGCTGGTGCAGTTTTAAATGTGACCAAAGCGGCGTAGGCATCTACTGCATAATCATTCTTGGATACCAGTTCGCCGTTGGCGTAAACATACACAATATCCGGACCAAAAAAGTCCAAGTATACGACTCCGTTGCCACCAGTGTTGACATTAAATGTCAATGTGCCATTATTAACAACATAGCTGGCTTTATTCATACCATTGGTTGAAACAGCCATGCCAGAAATTGCATCTGGGGAACTGTAGGTAAGTCCCAGCAATGATTCTTCTAAGATGCGGTCAAGATTTTCTCGTGGAGTGCTTAAATTAAAGTCTAACAAATTAAAATTAGATTCCAATTTGGAAATAAATTTCCTCCACCAGCGCCAGCCACTGAGTGATCTTGCAATCACGCTGTCTTGTATTGTAGGCGACAGACGGAAGCTGGTCCATGCACTTCGCATGCTACTGTTATCTGCCATTATTGCACCATCAGCGTCAAACACATAGTCTACTGAATTCCAACTTTGACTGTCTGATCGTTTGTTGGCATTAATGCTTGATGTCATATTATGCACCAAACGACTTGGAGTAAATTCTCCTAAGTTGATGTTTTGTTCAGGATTGAATACCAGCCCTGGAATTGCAGTGATATGGTCATTGTCAGCATGGTCGCCTTGATGTTGAATTTCAAGGGTGCCTTGGCCGTCGGCCTGTAGTTGCACCGATGTAATGGCCCATGATGAATCTCGTACCACTGTGAAGCTGTAGTCTACAGGCAAGCCGTTTAATTTTACTTTTACATTTCTTGGATCTTGTTTTACATCAATGACTTTTGCTTGTATTGATTTTCCGTCAATGGTGATGGTTAACTTTGATGGTGCATCAGCTGGAACTACAAATGTAAAATAATTATTAACAATATCAACATCAAAGCTGGTCATATCAACGCCGCTGATTGTTGCCACGCTTGGATTACCATCTACGAAAACTGTAAAGTTGGCAGATTCACCAGCGGCAATCCTTGGCAAGTTTTTGGCAACAATACTAAAGTTGTCTAGGTAAACTGCTCGTAAAGTATTGTTTATTACTTTAATGCCCCAGTCATACTTGGGCCACATTGTGGCGTCCAATTCAACTGTTGAATTATCAAAGTCGGCAACTGTTCTAATTGCCCAACTCTTTAAACGGAACCATGCTCTGCTGTAACCAATGCTGAGTTGATTGATCAACGGAGTGTTATCAGTCACCCGTCTGAATTGATATGGACCGCTGACTGTTTTAGAGGCAGTGCCTTGATTGTAGTATGCAAAATTTTGTAATGTATGATTATATACGATATCATACATTGCATCTGATGCAGTATTGTCAGCTGTCAACTCACTGAATTGTGAAGGTAAAAATTTTAAGTTATATCCAGATTCTGCATCGTATTTGTCACCATTGACAATTTCAATAATTGCAGAACTTTTAATATCTGGATTATTTGGATTGTTACTCAGTTTGACATTTGTTGAATCATACAATTCAAACAATGGTTGCTGTGTACGAGAAAGTCTGGTTTGTGCCAGAATTGCTTGACCGTTGACCCAATGATACTCCAACAGGTAATTTGCGTCTGTGCTGTAAGGAGTATCAATTAATACTGCATCTCTATTCCTGGCTGTTTCAGGCACGAATCCATTTGTAACAGTTTCGTTTGATAAAACATTTATAATTTTGTTTTTATAGATGTCGTTGACTAACCATAAAATTCTTAATTTATCAACTGGTACTCCGGAGATGCGGTATGTAATGCTCCAATGTTCTGGTTGGTTCTTCAACCAAATAATTTTTCCATTGGCAACTTCATAAAGAATTTTCTGACTCACTGTGTTTAATAATTCATCAAACTCTTGTATTGTAAAACTAGACCGGTTGAGAGCAGTTTGTATGTTATTGCCCTGTGACAGTGCCCGAACAATTATATCGGGTTCTATTTGTAACTTTCGAGTTGTGCTTATGTATTTTGAATTTAGAATTTCTAAATCTAGATCTACAATTGGCAAATTGATGAAATCGGATACAGCAACACCATCTATTGATGTGACTAAATTTGGCCATGCTCTAAAAAAGATTCCATGGTTGAACAATTCCAATGTGTCATCAAATTCAACAATGGGTCTTAATGCTTGTGCTGGTAATGCATTTGTGTTTGAGCCAGAAGATGTAACAATATCATTGAAATTGATGTTGAGATAGTCAGCAGTAGTTTGTATGGTGTCTTTATGATACCATACATTAACCCTGCTATTTGTATTTCGAGTTCGTGCTCCAACTTTTTCTAAGATATAATGTTTTTCATTGATACCTTTGATTGCGCCGTCCCACTCAACACTATCCCATGGTACTGCTGTTTTATCCCATAGAGTTTGAATTGCCTTACTGTACCTTGTGTTGGTGTATTGGTGTGTTCTAGACAACAAGCGAATGCCGCCGGCTGTTCCTACTCCGGCAATTTGCCATCGTCGACTGGCCTTGTTTGAATCTTCATCAGTTGTTAAAAAATACTCAACGCAGTTTAAATTCACTGGTAAGTCTACGCTTGGAACAGTTCCATTCCAATGTATGGTATTTGCAATTACATCATAATCAACTTTAAAAGTTTTTACAATGCCATCAACTGTGACAATAATTTTACTTCGGTCATAGGCAACAAAGTCACATTCTATGTCAAGACTTGATTTTCCATTTGTTACTGTGTCGATTACAAAATTAGATAGTATTGGTACAGTACCAATTCTTGCTGGTTTATTAAAGGTAGCTTCGGCTGACGGAACATTGTTGAATACAACCCGCATTCCATTTTTCAGTTCAAGGCGTTTGCCGCTTCGTTGTAAAACTGTGGTGTACGCTGGCTTTCCTAGAATGTCATTTTGAATGTCAAAAGTTTCTGTTTCGGTTCCAGTGATGAAGATCACAGGCATTCCTTCCTGTATCCAATAATAGTCTGGCCAATTGATAAATTTGTCCGGATCAATTGGTAAATCTAAGATACTAACTGGAACTGTTGTTTCTTTGGTCCTGTCGTTTAATCCCCAGCCATGCGCCACTTCATCTGCGCTCAATGTTGCTGGAGAGTTATCCGCACGGTAAACTAAAAGTCCTGGCTCCAGTTGTCTTTTTGCTGTTGGATGCGGCAAGTAGTCATTGACCAACGACTTTGTTGTGCGCCTGCCAACGGAGTAATTCAAATCTTCCATGGCATGCGGCTGGAACATGTCTTCCATTACTGCCGCAATTAATTTTTTATTGGTATCTGTCCTGAATATACTTGGAAGTAATTCTGGTACCGTTGGCAATGCCAACTCATCCAAGCGTTCGCCTGGATAGGTTTTAACAGATGTGCTAACTGGATTAATTTTTGTTGGGTCTTGCGCCATTTTTACATGATTCCGGTTGGTGAAACTTGACTAGAAATAATTTCTACATTGTTCACAGTTGCGCTACTAATGAAAATTTCATTCTGCTCACATTTAATTTGAAATAGATCATTTGGTGTTAGATTACTTTGCAACGGCACTAGAACAATACTGCTGATTACGCCGCCCAACTGCTTGTGTACCCACGAAGCCATGTCAGTAAAATAAAAAGTTTCGCCAAAATCCCAATTACTAAAGTTAAAGTAGGCATTGACACTTGCAACGACTCTACTCCTAATTTCAGCATCGCTGACTTTTGTGCCGTCACTCTTGGTGACACGAATTGTCACTTGATATCGAGCATCAGATCCAACTCCAAAAATTACTTTGTAGTCAACTGGATGGAAAACAATGCTGTCGCTGATGCTTTTGTAAGGAATAATAGGTTGCATCAATTGTTCCAAGCTGTAGCTGGACAATGGCATTGGACGAAGACCTGATGCGGCTCCGTTGTTTACCCAAAATCTAAATGCTTGATTAAAATCAGTTGTCAACACAAACATATCAATGATGTTGGTAGTTGTTGGATCAACTCTGTTGTCTCTTAGAGGAACATGATTGTACTGAACTTTTAAATCTTGTCTACCACTGACTCCATTTAGGTCGCCTGGTACTGTGACAGAAGCTGTTGGTTTCAGTGTGTACTGTCCTCTGGCATCAGTAAATTCTTGTTTTACTAAATTCACAATGTGATCACTGGTGTTGTTTGTACCTGTGTTGATAATTGAATCAATGATTGTTGGATCATCTGGAACCAATGTATCTAGTAGTCCTGGCAACAATACCTGCACTCTTTTTGGATCGTAACGACCATCATCTAGTCTAAAGTAGTCAACCACATCTAATTCTAGCTCATTGATTAAACCAACATTGACATTTAAAAACTTAACAGAATCTTTAATAACACGACGAGTTGTTTGATCTAATGCACTGCCAAACCGTTGATTATGAAAGGACAATTCACTGTCACTGCCAAACGCTGTTTGATCTCTTCTTAATACACTGGCCCAAACTTTTGTCAGAGGATTATGTACCAATCGAATCATCCAGCTACTGTTGCCTCTGAAGGTTGCTGTGCCTGCTGTTGTTAGATCAAGACCTTGCCCTGTGATATCATTGATCAAGTCAGCTGACACAACAAACCATCGATCTTTAATGTTATCGTAATACAAACCAAAGTTTTGTTTGGCCTTGATTTTTTCTTCTATTTCAGACAGTTCGTTGATGTTAAACAATGTTCGCATGCTTGGAATCCATCCAAACAACTGTCCGTCGGCTATGGTGCCATTGACAAATACAGCGCCTTGCCCATTGGCACGGAGTCCTGTATTGTTTCCGTCATTGTCACCTACCCCAAAACCTTCTCTGTAGATGTCTAATATTTTTGCCCATTTGTCAGATGAGAATTTGATTAGAGAATTTTTCTTTAGTGTTCGATTCTCTAGTATTGCAGTTCCTTTTCCTACTCGCACTGGTTTCTTATCTGCGTCTGCCACATCATAAAAGTATCCGTGTGTTATTCCATTGGCATAGTCAACTTTGTGCCAGACCAATGAAGAGTCGCTGCCAATTCGTAAAAGACCACTGGCATCATCATACAGATACTTTTTATAGTATAACTGATGTGTGCTTCGGCTCAACAATGATTCTTGTACCCAACTTAAAACTTCATCGGTTGTGGAACTATCTTGTAATGTTGTTTCAACTGTATTTTCAGATGAGTAAATGAAACCGTCGCTGGCCAATGTGATCACTGGACGATAAGTTGCTGTTGGATCTTGTGTGTCAGCATAAATGCTTTGACCAGCAAAGGTTCTGCTGATTGACAAGATCTTGTCGACACCGCCAATCTGGCCTTCTGGATATATGTTGTAGTCGCTGGCTGTGATCATGCGATCTTGACTGGCCGCTGTTCTGGCCGCACGATTTTTAATCTGTGTTATTGTTTCGCTCAGTGAATTGTTTATTGGTTCTGACAATTGCAATGTGCAAACTAAGTCTTGTTCTTTTCCTTCACTGTCAACATATCTCAGCGCGGCTTGCATGCCAAGTACATCAGATGGCACAAACGAAATTTGTTCCATTGCACTTTGCCTATACCAAATTCTAATATTTCCTGTGGGAATATCTGCAAATGTGCCATCACCAAATTTGATACTGATTGTGTCGTTTTCTTTTGTGATTACTTCGTAGATCTTTCTAGTGTCTTTATTGATTGCATTGAATGCAATATTTTTACCAACGGTACTTGGAACTTTAGTCCAGCTGTCAATGATTCGACCAGAGCCGTCAACACTTTGTACCCATACATCGCTTTCATTGATGCCGGTGGCGTCAACATCAATCACGCGGTTTTGAATACTGGTTTCTAATACATGATCTTCATATGAGAGTGTGCCTTGTTTGAATAACAGGAACCAACCATTGGTTGAATTTGCATAACCAGTTCCGTCATTGTTAAACAACATTGTCATGTAACCATAAGGATTAGGAGTCGATTCTAGGGCCAACTGTGTGGTTGCATCAATGACCATTGGTACAATTTCGCAGTTGTAATTTGTACTATTGCGACCGTTGAGATTGAATGCCTCTACCATTGTTCTATTTTGCGATTGTGAAATTTGATACAGCTCTCTAGAAATGCCATTGGTAATTGCCGAACTAACTGGACGACCAATTGGAGTAGCTTTATTAAATGCCTCATTGAGGATGATACTGGTCTGTTCGTTAAAGTCAGGATTCAACGGATCAGCCCACACCACAGTTGTATTTGCAAGGTTTGCACCTTTGCTGTCATATAAATCTTGACTTGTTTTTATTGCAGAGATGCGAAGAAAGCCGCCGGCGTTAAAATTACGAAACGGCTTGTATCCCAACTGTCTGGCAATGCTTAAAATATTGCCGCGATTTTCAGCAGTCTCTAAAAAAGTTTCTCTTAAATTTAAATCACTTCTGAAAGCTAAATTTTGTCCAATATATGACATCAAGTCAATCAGTGCAACATACTCGCTGGAGTTAATAAAGTCAGTGAAGTCTTCTGGGTAGTTTGTTTGTATGTGATTTAACAATGCGGCGCGAAGACTTTCAAAGTCGTAGGCTTTAAAATCTGCATTGACCAAATACCTATAGTTGTTCAGCCAACTCTCTGCGGCATTTAGTTGTCCAAGGCGTCGAGTCTGGCTCATTTTGTTTCCGTTCCTTTATCGTATGTTAAGGGCAATGTAACTGTTTCATCAGACGGACGATAGGTTACTATAACCTCTAAGGTTAAAGCATTTGGTCCATCACTGACTGTCACGCTCTCCAACGCCCAACGAGGGTCATTGCTAATAATAGATCTGACATCAGCCTCGATGAGAGCAATTGTTGCATCATCCAAGGGCTCAAACAACATTTCCCATACAATACTTCCAAAGGTTGGCATCATAACACGCTCGCCTTTGCGGGTGTTAAAATGGTTTAATAAGTCTTGTTTGGCCAAGTCCATGTCGTAACGAACTGGCTTTAAAAAAGTAGTTCCTACTGTGCTGTACCCGCGAAATCTTGATGTAAATGTTGGCATAAGCCTATTTACCAATATGTATTATACTGGGTTTTATCAACCGGTGGCTGTTTTTTTAGCTTCTGGTTGTGTTGGCGTTCCTGCCACAGCATTGCCGCCAGTGTGTGGAGATCCGTACTTGTCTTGCAGTTGTTCTTTGGTTAATCTACTGCCCGGAGGTACATTTCCAGTGTTGAGATAGTTGCTTCTTTCATATTGAGCTTGTTGTTGGGCAGTTGGCTTTGTTAAATCTGGTTGCAGTCGTTTGCCGCCTGCTGGTCCACCACCATCTTCACTGTCCCATTTTCCGTCTGGGTTTCTGGCTTTGTTATTTCTTACAGCGGCTTCGTCTGATTTCACACCCTCGCTTAGTAAATCTTGCTGAGTTTTCTTTACTTCTATCTCGCCAGTCATTGCAAATTGTGCTTCTTTGCTTTTGACTTCAGCAGAATTGCTAAATTTACCATTGGCCCAAATTTTAGCAATATCTTCTCTGGTTGGCTTGCCATCTGAAGCTGCCGCTCCTGATGCAACCAGTTGGTCTGCCATTTCGTATGCCGCTGATGGATTTCCAAATGCCGCCATATGTAGTGCATCCACTTGTGATTGTGTGACACACACTGGTTTGCCGGCGCCAGCGATGGCTTTTTTAAGTCGAGCTCCCAATGGTGGACTAATGTGTCTGTCCATGATCTGCCGTGCCGCTGTTCTGGCTTCTGCTTCGCTTGGGCCATCTTTAAGAGCTTGCTTGATGTTTGGATCTAATTTGCTGGCAGGATTTCCTGGACCCCAAATGTCTACTCGTGTTCCGTAGCCAACACTATAACCAAGATAGTCTGAGTATTGCATGCCTCTATAGGCTTCTCTGGAAAGATTTGCATTAAATGCTTCTTCGCTGATTCTATATTCTGTTATGTCTGGCACACAATCAATGGCATCTGATTTTGTAGCTGGTGGAATATCTTTATAACTTTCTGGTGTTGGAACAATTGCTGGTGACGGCACATCTCCAGCAGTTGGTTGTTCGCCACCCTTGTGTGAATGGCCGCCATATGGTTCTGCTTCAGGTACTCGAACAGAAACGCTTTTACCAACTTCACTGTTGGTAATTAAACTGTTCTGACTTGGCAATGTTGCTCTGTCTGCAACAGGTCCATTCAAGTCAATGCGGTTTGCACTCAATCTCATTTGACTGTCAGCAAGTATATGCACATTGGCCGCTGATGTAATTTTTACATTGGTGGTTCCAGTTATGTTAAATTCTTCACATGCTTCTACCACTGCATTTTTGGTGGCGCTTAGGTTTAGCCCTGCGCCGGCATTGATGTTGATGTCCAGGTTGGCATGAAAATTAATATTTTCTCCTGCGTGAACACTGAAATTTTTAGAACAGTACATGTCAATATTGCCAGTGTCTTCGATTTCTACCCAGGCAGTTCCTGACGCATTACTGAAGTAAATAAATCCTTCTTCAGCATCCAATAGAATTTGATTTCCTTTGCGGGTTCTAAATTGTATCTTGCCACCGTTGCCATCTGCACCATCGTCCAACAATAGATTATTTTGTCCAGGCGTTAAAAAGCCGTAGGCATATCCTGGATGTTTGCCCTTGGCTCTAAAAGGACTTGCATTGTTGTGGCCTCTTCTTAGATCGTTGCCCAGTCCTTGCACATTAATTTGTGCAGACTTTGGATGCTTGGGTCGTCGTTCTTCGTTTGGATCAGCTTTGTTATATCTGTTTCTCTCAGCCAGGGGTTTGATTTCATTTTTATGTGTTAGGCCAGATGCAATGCCAGGCAATGCATGAGTATGTGAATCAAATGGCAAGCAAGCCCACCATATGCCTTGATGCAACTCTCCGTTGATAAATCCGCAAATTACTTGTACATCTGGATGCGGTGGTACCATCCACATTCCATAGCTCTGACTGGTCTGAGCAAATTCTGTTGCGCTGGTTGATTTTGATTCTGTTGGAGTATTACTGCCGCCGGCAAATGGAGGACAATATCTTACTGTGAACCAACCTTTTTCATTGCTTTCTGCGGTACTGCTCAGTTGAGAAATCCATACACGCAATCTTCCTAGGCCTTCTTTGTCTGATGCATCTTTTACCTTGCCGATGTAGATGCCAAAGTTTTTTGCGCCACCACCACCACCTGCTGAATGATGTTGTGCTTGGCCTCCTTGGTTAGTTGCTTTCATGTTTTGTCTTTATCATGGTCTGCCGCCTGGCGTGGCAGCGGTTGTTGGTCCGGCACTGGTGGCAGAACCTTTACCGGTTTTGGTATCATTGGGTTTACTTGTGGCAACATCTTTTTTCCATGGATTTGCCAATACATCTCTATTTGCTGTCAATTTTGTTGTAAACTTTCCCTTCTGAAATCTATTTACAATTGTATAGGGCCAATATATTCCAGTTATGGCATCACTCTTACGCAAGGCCATTGTGTCATCGGGGCCATTGTCTGCACTGGGCACTTGTGCCTCAAAGTAAAATGCTCCTAGCCATGTATGTGTACTTGCAGATTTACGCTTTTCAGCCATCTTCTCTTCTGTCAATTGTTCCTTTTCGTATTCCCAAACATCATCTTCCCATGGTTGCGGCTTACCTGGCGTTCCGGGTATTTGCATCAACCAATAAGGATCTCCAACTACCTCTAGGTCTAATTTAACTAATTCGCCGCCACCGCTCATGCCATTGGCCACTTGCCGGTAGATACTGTACTCCTGTGCATTTTCCACAGATAACGCACCTTGGTTAGAACCTTGTTGTACTGTGGTATTCATATGATACCACTGTGCTTGCGTTGGGTGCCAACCTTCTCGTGGTGCAGTTGGTCGATAGAGCAGATCTTCCATGTAACTTGTTGCCTTTGTTGCCGGTGGCTTTTGTACTGTTTGTGCCGCGGCGCAGGTTACAGTCTTTGAACTGCTTTTACCAGCTGACTGCTTGCCTGGTATTGAAGTTGCGGCAGTACCTTGAATTGGTTTTCCATCTTTGTCAATCCATAATGGACGAACACTTCTCCACATGTTGTCAATTTTAATTTCAGTATTGATAACTTCAATGTTTTCACCTGTATAAATCCACTTATAAACTTTTCTCAGCAGACCTTTTTTAATCCAGTTGTCAACTCGTTTGTCCCTGTTCTTAGGATCTTCAGAATCCTTGTATTCCTGTGGACTGACCACTGCGGTTGCATCTTCTCTAGTTGTTAAAAAGTAATGCACCTCTTTGGCACTATGCCCTAGCTTTTCGTCATACGCAATGTCTTTACATCCTGGAATAATTGCCAGGGTCTTCATTGGCAAATGAATTGAAGCTGGATTGGTGTCAGTTGCATTGTACTCTTTCTTTCCATCAGTAACACGATGTAGAAACTTTAATAAGTTAGGACTGTTTGGCATTGAATTGGTAATGAATTGCTGTATTGTTTGTCCTGGTGTACCTTGTATTTCTCCGGGTATCATACCCCAAAGAGAAGTGACGTTCTGCCATAGACTATAAGAAAATGTTAAGTTTGTAATGTCTTTGTGTGCAGAGATCACATACTTGTGTGGAATACAACGAAGTCCGCTTTTTACTTTTTCTGCTTCTCTGTCGTTCAGCGCCTTTGCAAGAAATGTACAAAANTGTGNAATTGTATTNGGNCCGTCAGTCATTCTGAAACCGTCTTCTAATGTATAGTGATCATTCAAAACTGCGGCGCCATCATTTGGCACAGCTTTGAAATCATATGTTGCACCTTTATAGTCCAGTTTCATATGTAACTCATCCAGGCGAATGTACCAACGAAAAATTAGTTCTTCGCCTTCCCAGCCTTTACAAACTTCTGGCATGTCTGAATCAGTATTGTATCCTGTAAACCATACTTCAAGCAAATATATTGCTATACCATTGGTGGAATATCCTAAATTCATTGCAGATAGGCTAAGAGACTCAATTAGTCTACCACCCACTGGTTCTACTATTTTACCAGAGATGCTGGTTGGCTGTTGTGTGTAGTAATTGCCCGTGGCATTTTTTGTTCCTGCTACTGCTATTTGTAGTTCTTCTAGGAATACAGATCCGGCACCACCTGTTTCCCACATTACAATGCCATTTTTATAGTCATACGATCGTTCTAGTCTAGTCAGTGTGGTCTCTGCCAGTGGCATCATTGTCAATCTAGTGTTATAGGTCATATTCCTATAATTCTGCAAAGGATTATAATGTGTGTCAGGTAATCCTATGTCATCATTATAAGTTGGCTTTGTGTTTGGTCCTGTGGAAGGAGTAGATGGTGGAGTCGAGTTGCCAACTGATGCCAACTGCGCGGCTGTTGGGCCACCTTGGCCTCCTCTGCCAGCACCAGCACCACTTGGCGCAGGAATTGCCTGTGTGGCTCCTGCTCGCTGTCCTTGTGCTGTGATGTTTGGGTTGCCGAATGCGGCGCCACCGGCATTTGAAACGAATCCTGGGCGGGTTGCCATTATGTTACTCCAGCAATATCTTTTTTAGACAATACTATCAATGTCATTCCAATTTTTAAATCTCTGATAGGATCTTTGATCTGATCTCTGTTGAGTAGCGCAATCACCCACCAGTACTCACTGGTGCCGTATAGATCATAACTTAATAAATCCATGCGGTACTGATACTTGGGAGCCACTACCAACAGCTCAGGCGTTTTATTTCTGAGCATGTCTTCTGCGGCAGGCAATACAGCGCGATCTAAATAAAAATCGTTTACTGGTGTATTTGCGTACTGATTAATTCCAACAGTTTCCATTTAAATGTATCCATTTCCAAGTAACTNNCCTGAATGAAACTTTTCAAGNGTGTAGGTTTTGACAGCTTCCAGCGGATTAATTTGAACAATCAAGCTGACTGACATTTCAAACAACACCGGTACTGCCATTGTTCCACCCAATGCTGAAGCAGTTATGTAATCTACATCGTTGGGGAAATCATAGTTAAAACTTTTTACCACCACTGGAGTATTGTTGTAGAATCCATGTGCTGTAAATCTTCCAATGGGAGGAGGTGTACCTTTCTTTGGGTCACCTCGGCCATAGTACATGCTGGTGGCACTTCGTAACAGGTGAATGGCATTTATTGTTCTAATTGCCTCTTCAGCACTACGACTAAACCAAGGGCCACTGATGCTGATCACTGGAGTTGCACGATTGCCAAATGCGCTAGGTTGATAGTTGGTGTGCTGAAGTTCCCATGTGCTGTAGTTTACTTCAATGCTTTGATTGATCTTGGGCGTAGCAGGCCACTCCACTGTTCCGTTGGAAGAAAATGCTTTGAATGAAAGTGAGACCGGTGTTGCTATTTTTGCCATATTAACCTAATTTTGCATCAAAGATGCGTTTGATTTTTTTGATTGCTGATCCACCGTTTGGATAGAGTTCATTCAAGATTACAGTTCTTCCTTCATCGGTTGCATTCTGATACAACTCTCTAATTTGGCTGGCGCTGTTTATCTTTTTACCAGCAATGCTGAATTCAACATCGGACACTGGTATTACATATCCGTGGCCGGCTCGAGTGCCATCATCATTTTTCTTGTTGCTGAACGGCATCATGTTTTTACCTGTGTACTTCTGAAAGTAACTTGGTGATCCGTCTTTCAACGGAGAGAAGGTGAATCTTGGATCTTCGGACATGTCCTTTTGTCCAACGCCAAACACCATAATGTCTTTGTCTGAGTTCAAATTTAACTTAGACGGTAAATTTTGAGGAGCATACGGAGTTGTTTCTTCAGTGACATGATCGGCCGTTACACCAGCCGCCTGCATCATTATTAATTTTTCTGCAAATGTGAACGGACTTTTATTCGGCTCTACCTTCCCGCTGGTGGTTATGTAAGTATTGTTAATGCCAAACTTGGAGGCCAGCTCTTGAAACACTTCAGCATGTCCACGATGAAATGGATGAAAGCGGCCTGCGTAAATGGCAATGATGCGGGGTTGTAAATCGGTAATCTTCATAGATGGTATCTCCATGTCTATTTACCGTTCTTATTATGTACCTACTTTACCGTTGACAAGGTAAAATGAATCTGCTATACTAGTTCATAAGGAGCTTATTGTGATAGAAGAAGAAAAAACAAAAACAGTTTATCTTAAAAACAAAGATATTCTTGCAGAAATACATCGTAGCAAAATGAGTTACTGTTGGAAGGAATCCCTGGAATTTCAACAGTATGACTACATCGTTGCTGACTTAAAAAGTTTTCATAACCGAAAAACAAAAGCTTGTCCCGAAGGTGCAATTAATCTGGCCAAAGAAGCCAGAGCCAGCAGGCTGAGCCAAATTGCTCACAAGCAAGGATTGGCCAATTGGGAAGCCGCAGGCGGCAAAGCCAGTACCAAGCCAAAGGCAGATGAGTTTGAAATTTTAGCCAAGAAGATTCCCACTGCTGACTTGGTTGTTCGTCTCATGACATTTGAACATATTCCACTGGAACCAGGTCGTAAAAACAATCCTAAAAGTCTTGCTGACCATCGTAGTAAAGTAAACTTTCCTCCATTCAAACATTTTGTAATCAACGAAGATGGCACATGGCGAGAAGTATTGCGTAGTCATTGGAAGGGCGATGTAAAGACTGGTAATTTTTCTGTTGAACACGGACAGATTACCAATCGACTAGGTGCCATGTTCTTAAAGCTATGCGAGCGTTATAGTTTACGAAGTAACTGGCGAGGCTACAGCTATGTGGATGAAATGCGTGGACAGGCATTGATTCAGCTGACACAAATTGCACTACAGTTTGATGAAGGCAAAAGTCAAAACCCATTTGCTTATTACACTGCCGCAGTAACAAATAGCTTTACTCGTGTGCTTAATGTAGAAAAACGACAGCGTGATATTCGCGATGATATGTTACAGAACTCAGGACAAATGCCAAGTTGGACTCGTCAGATGGAAAGTTCGCAACATCACCATGCGGAAGTTGAACGACTGAATGCTCTCAAAGATGCAGAAGCATTGGCCGCAACTCTAGTAGATGAAGGGGAAGCAACAAATGACGAATCCATTTCGTGATCAAGAAAAGTTCATGCGGGCATGCGATCAAACTGTAGGTGAGGACAACTTACCTCAGTTTGTGCTGTACTCAAAACTGATTGAAGAAGAATATAAAGAATACAAACACGCATGTGACATGAATGACAATGTCGAAGCACTTGATGCCTTGATTGATATATTGGTTGTCACCATTGGTACCATACACAGCATGGGTGCCGATGCAGAAGGTGCGTGGAAAGAAGTTATGAAAACAAACTTTGCCAAGATTGATTCAGAGACCGGCAAGGTTCGTAAGCGTAGAGACGGCAAGGTATTAAAACCTGTAGGATGGGAGCCACCACAACTGGCTCAATTTTTAAAACAATAAGGAGAGTCAACAATGCATGCTGATAGTCTAATACATCACATTAGTCATTTGGAAAACTCGCACAATGAAATGGATCGTAAAATTCATGCCATGGAGGCCAGTTACAAAGACAACTTGTCGATCCGAGAAATGAAAAAGAAGAAACTATACATCAAAGAAGAAATAGAAAGATGTAGACAAAAACTTGCAGAAATGTTACACTAACTGATGACCCAACCTTTTAAAAAAGCCGTATGCTTTACAGATATTCATTTTGGCCTAAGAAACAACAGCAGAGCCCATAATGATGATTGTGAAAACTTTATCAAGTGGATGACCCAGGAAGCCAAACAAGCAGGTGCTGAAACATGCATCTTCCTTGGCGATTGGCACAACAACAGGTCCGCTGTCAATGTCAGTACTCTTAACTATACCACGTCAAATATCAAGTATCTGTCGGAAAACTTTGAACAGGTGTATGTTATCATGGGCAATCATGATTTAGCATACAGAGAGAAGCGAGAGATCAATTCACTGCCCTTTGCCAAACACTTGAGCAATGTCAATTTAATAGATGAAATTACCACCATTGGTGACATGACCATTGTTCCTTGGCTGGTTGGCAGTGAATGGGAGGACATGAAAAAGTTAAAGAGTCGCTATGTGTTTGGACACTTTGAACTGCCACACTTTAAAATGAATGCCATGGTAGAAATGCCAGACCATGGTGGACTAAACGAAGGACACTTTCCCAATCAAGAGCTGGTGTTCTCAGGACACTTCCATAAACGACAGCGCAGAGGCAATGTGGTGTACATGGGCAATTGCTTTCCACACAACTATGCAGATGCTTGGGATGATGAGCGTGGCTGTATGTTCTTGGAGTACGGCGGAGAGCCAGAATTTAGAACCTGGCCTTCAGCACCCAAGTTTAAAACACTTACATTGACTCAGGCCATTGACCGTCATGCAGAACTGTTTGACAATCAAACCTTTGCCAGAGTCACAATTGATGTGGACATCAGTTATGAAGAAGCCAGCTACATCAAAGAGCAATGGGTAGACGCATACAACATGCGAGAACTCAGTCTGAGTCCCGGCAAAACAGAAGAACATGCAACAGAGTGGACTGGTGGAGAGATAAAATTTGAAAGTGTTGATGCAATTGTACTCAATCAAATACAGGCCATCGACTCTGCTCACATTGACAAACAAATACTGGCACATATCTATCAGGGACTTACCAATTGATCAAGTTTAAAAATATAACCATTAAGAATTTTATGAGCGTGGGTAATGTTACCCAAGCTCTTCGTATGGATCAGTATGGTATGACCTTGGTACTGGGTAACAATCTAGACCTGGGCGGTGACGGTGCTAGAAATGGTGTGGGTAAAACCACCATTGTCAATGCACTCAGTTATGCCATATTTGGATCTGCACTCACAAACATACGCAAAGAAAACTTGATCAACAAGACCAATGCCAAGAACATGATTGTTACAGTTGAGTTTGAGAAAAACGGCAACAAGTATACCATTGAGCGTGGTCGCAAACCCAACTTGCTGAGATTCATTGTTGACGACCAAGAAGTAAGTGAAGCAGGTACCGATGAGGGTGCGGGCGAAAACCGAGTGACCCAAGAAGCCATTGATAGAGTTGTTGGCATGAGTGCTGAAATGTTCAAACACTTGGTTGCATTGAACACTTATACACAACCGTTCCTGAGTCTCAAGAGTGGAGACCAGCGTGATATCATTGAAGAACTGCTGGGCATCACACAGTTGAGTGAGAAGGCTGAAATTCTTAGAGAACAAATTAAATCTAGCAAAGAAGTAATTCGAGATGAAGATGCTCGCATCAAGGCTCTGCAAGAAAGTAATGTCAGAGTACAAACCAGCATTGATGACTTAGAACGCAGAAGCCGTATTTGGACCAAGAAGAAGGAAGATGAAATCAGCAGTTTTGGTTCAGCCATCACGGAATTAGAAAATACAGACATTGAGGCTGAACTCGAAGCGCATCGCTCGTTGGTGGTATTCAAAGAAAATGAAAGTCGCCTAAAGTTAGCCAATAAAGAACTGGCCATGCATCAGAGCAACATTAAAAAGTTAGCAGATGCCATGACCTTGGCTCAATCTAATTTAGAAGCCATTGTTGATCATCAATGTCCCAGCTGTGGGCAAGAGGTTCATGATTCAACACATGATGTGATGATTTCAAAAGCAGAAGATGCCATCGAACTGATTGAAAAGTCAAAGGCCGAAGAACAAACAGCATTGGATCAGGCCAATGCCACAGTCAAACAAATTGGTAATCTTGCAGATCGTCCTTCAACAAAATATATCAATGTTGAAGATGCCATGGCTCATAAAAATAATCTTGACAATGCAAAAAAGCAATTGGAAACCAGGATCGCCGAACATGATCCTTATCAAGAACAAATTGGTGCTCTTAAAAATACAGCCCTTGCAGAGGTTAGCTGGGATGAAATTAACCGTGTAAGTAAGCTTCTAGAGCATCAGGAATTTTTACTAAAATTACTTACAAGCAAAGACTCATTTGTCCGAAAACGCATTATTGAACAGAATCTTGCGTATTTGAATCACAGATTGGGTTATTACTTGGATAAGTTACAATTGCCACATCAGGTTTCTTTTAGAAGCGATTTGGAAGTTGATATCAGTCAATTGGGTCAAACTTTTGATTTTGATAATTTGAGTAGGGGAGAACGCAATCGTTTAATTCTAGCACTAAGCTGGAGTTTTAGAGATGTGTATGAAAGCTTTACAGAGCCAATGAACTTGTTGTTTATCGACGAGTTGGTAGATTCTGGAATGGATAGTGTTGGTATTGAAGCATCGATGGCTGTATTAAAAGCCATGGGAAGAGAAATGAATCGGAACATTTTCTTAATTTCACATAGAGATGAGTTGGCCAGTCGAGTCAACAATGTGCTTATGGTTGTTAAAGAAAACGGATTCACCATGCTTGATACTGACACACAGGTAAATGAAATTAACTAAGGGGACATTAAATGTCAAATCACGAAACATTGTTAGAGCAGTTTGAGAACTACAAAAGCGAAAACGAAAAGTTCACTGCAAAAGGTGTCAAAGCCGCGGCCGCTCGTGCTCGCAAAGCATTACAAGAAATGAGCAAAGCAATCAAAGAACGCCGTAAAGAGATTACAGCCGAGAAAGAAGCCCTGTCAACTCCCAAGTAATGACTTGGCTGTATCAAGGTACTGTGGTAGATGTACTTCCCGAAGAATGCGTTGGTTTTGTTTATCTTATAACAAATAAAACTGACCAGCGGATGTATGTTGGCAAAAAGTTAGCAAAGTTTTCCAAGACTACCTATAAAGTGGTCAAACAGAAAAATGGAGTCAAGAAGAAAAAGCGTATTCGTTCTAAGATTGACTCAGACTGGAAAGAATACTACGGTAGCAACGATCAGTTGAACAAAGATGTAGAATCTCTTGGTAGAGATAACTTTATTAGAGAGATTCTACATTACTGTAATTCAAAGGCTGTATGCTCTTACATAGAGGCCAAAGAACAATTTGATAGAAAAGTATTGGAATCGACAGATTATTACAATGGACAAATTAGTGTTCGTGTACATGGCTCACACATAATAAACAAGCTGTAATAACGGCTATAACTCACCTGGCTCATTTGATAATTAAAGTGTACAATAACTCATCCTGGCTAATTTACTACGCAATGTAGACACTCACAGCGATTTCGCAAATTCAATTAGCAAACTCACAACGACAAGATCACTACTGATAGGCCAGTGTCGCCGATATATTTAGACACCCATAAAACCAGGCACTAGGGTTGCGCTGGGGAAGGAAATTCTGTGCAGTAGCAGAGACTAACGCCCACTATCCTTCACAGGACGAAGTTCAATTGCTTGAAAAGAACTGGGATTAGTATACGAAAGCTAAAATGAGTAGGCTCTGGTGAACTATTACAACCTACATGCTGTATCGACGATTTCAACTAGGTCAATACGGTAGCGTCATATAAGATGAGTGTAAAAGGGTACAGCGTGACCGCCCTTACTTTAACAAGTTTCTTTAGTTGGATGTGGCTTGGACTTCGGTGTCAAGTTTTCTCTTAGTCCTTAACAGGGCTAAGTGTGACTGAATCATCAGTGTCAAGTAATCAAAATGTTTCATCACTTGCATTACAATACTTTACCGTTAAAACCTTAAACAATAAAAACTGAATGAGCGATTGCGAAGCAATGCGAAATTCAAGAGCGATAGAATCGCTCTACTAAGATGATAAATGAATCACCTTGAGCGAGCAAATCCTTTTTTGCCATACATTGCTTCTGTTCTTTCTTTTACTGCTTCGGATAGCACAACTCTTTCTAAATGAGTCATATTCCAAATGGTTTCTGGGTCTATGGTTGCCCAAACACTCAAAGTAGTAACTTCCTTGATCAGGGCTCTTGCATCAGATTCGATACCTTCAACGAAGCGTCTAATCTTTGCTCCGTTGGTTCCTAACATCAAGAGCCTGCGCCGAAAAAACTTGTTGGGTCAAACAGCATATCAGTGGTATACTTCTCCTTGCAATAGTCGCAAGTCATTTCCAATGTGCGTGTAATACCATAATCTGCAAACAGTTTCATTTCTTGATCTAGACGATCGGCACTGGCACGATCCAAGTTCTTGACCCAATCATAAATGTGTCCATAATTGGTCACTTCAGTTCCGTCTGGCAGTACAACTGCAATGATACTGCCTGCTAAAATTTCCTGGCTTAGATTGGTCAACATGTCGTAACCTTTGTTGGCCACATCAGCTTTCTGATCAATGGTGTTCTTTTCATTGGCTTCCATGGCCTGCAACTGACGCATGGTTGTAAACTGTACTCTCAACAACTTGCTTTGATTTTCCAGTGAGTAAGGTCGTAACAGCACTTTGACACCGTTTGACAATACCACTTCTCCGGAACCGTCTGGAATCTCTTTCATTGTGCCTAAAATTGATCCTAGCCCAACTGTGACACTTTGACTTTTACCTTCACTGGCCGCACAATTGTGATTTACATTTAGATCCAAGTCATCGCCATAGCTGGCCATACGCATGGCAACCAAAATCATATCAATGTCGGGTGCTGGAATTTCATTAACATTGCTGATGTCCGGCACTACACTGGCCAACACTTGTTTCAGTGCTTCGCCGTTTAGTAAGGCATCCGGGTTCTTCAGTGCTAGTTCATCTTTGGCAGTCATTGGATAAACTGCCAGTTCTCCATTGTCAGACAGTTTGATAGCTGATCTGTAGTATCGTCCTTTACTGGGTAAACTGACATAGGTGCCAGGTCTACGGTAAAAATTTGCCAACGGGTTGGCAGTAGCCTGCGAAACGGGCTTCTTGAGTGGGTTTTCTTTATCCATGTACTTAATCCTTAACGGTAAATAGGTTCATAGGCCTATAATATGCATAATCTATTTATGTGGTACTTTAATGTCCTAATGACCCAGATTAAGAAAAACACATGGCTGAAATAGCTGATCATAAAATAGATGAATTGATATCCGCAATGAATCGCCTGACCTCACAATTGGGTCGAGGCAAAGGCGATGGTTCTGTTGGCCAGACTGGTGGCAAAGCTGGCAAAGCCAACACCGGCAGCGCCGCATTAGACAAGGCTCTTGACTCAAATGCAAAACTACTGGCCGCCGCAACAAAAAAGCACGGTGAAAATAGCAAAGAAGTAGAAAGGCTAAGAAAAAAATTAGAAAAGCTTCGTGATTCCGTCGACGACACTATAGACGCACAAGATGAATTGGCCAAAGCCACAAGAGATTTAGAATGGGAAATGGAACGCCAGGAAGCAGGCGTCAAGCGATTTGGTAAAGAATTATTAACTGGAACAGGTACAGTTCATCAATCCTTAGGCGGCTTAGCAGAGACATTCAGAGGAGCCAATACTGTTGTTGGCAAGATGTTGTTTGGCTTTGCGGCTGGCGCAAGTTTTGCACTGGGAGCAATGAGTGACTTTGCCAAAGATGCCGCAGGTGTTGGCGGCTTTGCTGACCTAGGTGCATTCAAAGTAGGATCAATTAGACAAGCAAAAACGATGAGTGGACTTGGAGATAGCTTTATAAAAGTTATTGCTGAAAGCAATCAGGGCTTTAAATCTTTTGGCAATGGCAGTCAAGATGCAATAGAAAATTTAAGTGACTTGTCTAGAGGCTTTCGTAACGGCAGTAATTTTACCAGGACCCTAAACAATCGTCTTGGCAAAGACTTTGTTAAAGATGTTGATAGAGCATCAGTTGCAGTAAGTGAATTGGGAATGAGTCAAGAAGCACAGGCCACATTGATGGCATCCATTGCACAACAGACAGCACTCAGTGGCAAACGCGGTGACGATGCAGTAAAGGCATCAGCCAAAGCATTTGCTGATACTGCGGAAAGTGCAAGAAAATTGAGTAATACTTTTGGATTAAGTGCTGAGGAAGTGCTAAAAAGTATCAATGATTTTAAAAGAAGTCTAGCAGGGCAAACAGCAAGTACACTTGGTATTGAAGGTGCAGAAGATATCAAGATGGCATTGATGAAAGGCACTGGCATGAGCGACAGTGATGCCAATCAGATTGCATTGCTGATGCAAGATCAACAGACTCGAGACAAAGGCATGGCCTTTGCAATTGAAAAGATGGGTCCAGAATTTGCAGATACCATTAATGCCATTGGTCGAGGTGCTGATGCAGGTGGTGCTGGCGGAAGAAATGGCAAATTTGATTCGGGGGCATACTCTGCTCAAATGCAACGAGAAGCCGCTGGACTAGCCGCTGGCGGCGCATCTTCATATAATGTTGGTGACCTAAAATACATGGAAGCCAAACAACGTCAGTTGAATTTTGGCACCACAATAGGTCAAGCCGCGACCAATGAAGAAGCTGAAAAGAAGGCCAAAAAGGATTTAGGTGGAACAACATCTGAAGCTGGCAATATCAAAACAATGAATCAACTGGATATGGCTCTAAACAGTTTGCGTGGCGCTGTTCAATGGTTGAATGCCACTATGATTGGTGTACTTGGTTTGTTGACTCCATTGGTGTTTGGCGGCATAGGAATGGCACTATTTGGCGGCAGCGGTGGACTTGCTAAAATTGGAAGCATACTGGGTGGAGCACTTGGCAAAGGTGCAGGAGCCGCAAGTGCTGGTGGAAAAATTGTTGGTGGTGTGTTCAGCAAAGGCGCAGGCAGCGGTGTTGGCGGAGCATTGAGTACTGTTGGCGATAAAGCTGGCGGAATGTTCAGCAAGCTAGGCGGGGCCGCCAGCAGTGGTATGAGCTCGTTTGGAGACTTTCTTGGCAAGCTGGGAGACAACAAAACCATCAAAGGCGCAGGCACACTGGCATTGTTGGGTGGCGCCTTGGCCTTGGCCGCACACGGATTCAAAACTTTTGGTGAAGTCACTTGGGAAGGCATGCTCAAGGGTACAGTTGCCTTGGGCGGCCTGATAGGAATTGCAAAATTATTAGACAAGGGTTCCAATTCAATACTAAAAGGTGCAGGTGTCATTGCAATCTTGGGTGCATCGCTGGCATTGTCAGCAATTGGATTCAAAGTATTCAATGAAGTCAACTGGGGTAGTTTGGTCAAAGGAACACTGGCCATAGGCGGTCTAGTGGTTATGGCCAAATTGTTAGACAAAGGTTCTGCTTCAATACTTAAAGGTGCTCTGGTCATTGGTGTACTGGGTGCCACAATGTGGGTAGCTGGTCAAGGATTTAAATCATTTAATGAAGTAAATTGGGGAAGCTTGGTCAAAGGTGCTGTTGCAATAGGTATACTGGGTGTAGCGGCTTCGTTGCTGGGTGGTATGTCAGCAAATATTCTAATAGGAGCATTGGCCATTGCCGCACTGGGTGCCGCCATGTGGGTAGCAGGCAAAGGCTTTCAAACATTTAATGAAGTTGATTGGGCAAGTTTGACAAAAGGGGCCATTGCACTGGGTATACTAGGAGCCGCAGTTTTTGCACTGGGCGCAATAATGATGTCGGGTGTGGGTGCATTAATGTTTGGTGCAGGATTAGTGGCGTTGGCCGCACTTGGAGTAACTGCCGCAGGAATGGGCCTAGCACTTGGTATTGCCAGCGTTGGAATGAAACCCTTTGCTGAATCACTAAAAATGCTTGGTGAGGTAAGTGGTAGTAATTTAATGATGGTAGGACTGGGACTTGGTGCCATTGCACTGGGTATGACAGCATTTGCTGCCGCGGCCATTGTGGCCGCTGGTGGTGGAATTGTTTCTGGATTGTTGGGACTGGTTGGATCTAAAGGTCCACTAGAACGCATCATGCAAATGGCGCCAATGGCAGACAAAATTGAAAAGTTAGGCAACGGCATAAAGAATTTTGGTACAGGTCTAATTGACATCAATGCTGGACTTAAAGGATTTGATAAAGATGCATTGGGCAATTTCAAAGACCAATTGTTGGAGTTTGCCAAAGCCGGTGCCAGCGATGAAGTTAGATTGACAGCACAGTATCTCACTCAAATTGGTCAAGCAATGACACAGATGAAAGATGCTGGTCAAATTCAGTTGCCAAGCTCAAGTGACATGTCAATACCCGGAGTGTCGGGAACTGTACCAACAGCAGAGTCATTGAGTTCAGGAGAGTCAATTGTGGCCAATCGTTTAAATGCAACTCCATTGACTCCGGAAATATTAACACAAGCACTGGGTTACCTGGCGTCCATTGTTGATGATCTAGATGCCATCCGAGGCAATACCCGCGGATCCGAAGCAAATACTCCGGTTAGACTGAGTTAATAAAATAAGGTAAGTAAGTCAACTATGTCATGGCGAAAACACTTTAAAATCTGGGATCCAGAAACCGAACTTACTTCAAATAATCGAGGTGGATCATCTGCGGCTTCGGCCAAATACTCATCTTGGCTACAAGATGTATACACTGGACAACCAAACCGTGTTGATCGTTATGGTCAATATGATTTGATGGATGCGGACTCAGAAGTCAATGCCGCATTAGACACCATTGCCGAGTTCTGTACACAAGCAGAACTAGATACAAATTTACCTTTCCGAATCATGTGGAAAGAAGATCCAACTGACAGCGAAAGCAAGATTGTACAAGAGTCACTGAAGAAGTGGTGTGCAATTAATAAAATGGATCAGCGTATTTTTAGAATGTTCCGTAGTGCCATCAAGTATGGAGACCAGTTCTTCATGCGTGATCCAGAAACATTTGAGTTGTACTGGGTAAATCCATCAGATGTCAAACGAGCAGTTATCAATGAAGCAGAAGGCAGAGATGTTGAACAGTATGTCATTAGCAATGTGCATCCAAACTTTGCTTCAAAGGTTGCAACAAAACCCATTGACAATGTCAAAACACTTTCAACCATGGGTGCCACTCCACAAGGTCCATATCCTGCAACTGGCGTAAACTATTCAAAAGCAGGACAGCAAGTGGAGGAAGTAGCCATTGACAGTGAACATATAATTCACATGACACTGAACGAAGGACTTGATGGAACTTGGCCGTTTGGCAATAGTATATTAGACAGCGTGTTTAAAATCTACAAGCAAAAAGAAATGCTTGAAGATGCAGTCATCATCTATCGTGTGCAACGAGCACCAGAACGCCGAGTATTTTATATTGACACAGGTAATTTACCAGCTCACCAGGCCATGGCCTTTGTTGAGCGTGTTAAAAACGAAATTCACCAGCGTAGAATTCCAACTCGCACAGGTGGCGGAGCAACAATGGATGCAAGTTACAATCCATTGACCATGCTGGAAGATTTCTTCTTTGCCACCACTGCTGACGGTCGTGGAAGTAAAGTTGAAACATTACCTGGTGGTTCCGGTCTAGGTGAAATTGACGATTTAAAGTACTTTAACAACAAGTTATTGCGTGGCCTGCGTATTCCAAGTAGCTATTTGCCAACTGGTCCAGACGATAGTGCCGCAGTTTATACAGATGGAAAACTGGGTACTGCAATGATTCAAGAGTACCGTTTTAACAGATATTGTCGTAGGCTACAGGGGCTAATTGCTCCGTATCTCGACCGCGAATTCAAGGCTTTTATGAAGAATAGAGGCGTAAATCTTGACAGTTCTGACTTTGACATTGATTTGTTAGAGCCACAAAACTTCAGTGGTTACCGTGAAATTGAAATTGATGGAGCTCGTGCAGGTGTGTTTAGTCAACTTGCTGAAATTCCATATCTAAGCCATAGATTCAAACTGAAGAAGTACTTGGGCTTGGATGATGACGAACTGTTAGAAAACGAAACGCTGTGGCGTGAAGAAAATCAAGGTGAAGAAGCAGTAGACATGAGTGGAGAAGCTGGAGCAGGATTTAGTGCAACCGGCGTATCTGGACCAAATGACAGTGATTTAGACCTGTCAGGTGGACTTGATGCAAATCCAGCAGAAGGTCCAGAAGGTGGAGCCGACGCTGGAGCACCTGCCGCAGACCTAGGAATACCACCAGCACCGCCTGGAACTTAAATTACATTTTGGATAAGTACACTTATGAGATTCAATGATTTAATGGCCAACCAAGATGAGATCGACAAAGAAATCGATCCTGAAGTTGCTTTCTTTGGCGATTTGCGTAGGAAGCGTTTGACGCTTGAACATGTGAATCGTTTAAGAAAAATCAGAGATTTACGGAAATACGAAACCAAACAACGATTACAATTAGTCAAAAAAATGTATGCTCGCCCTGTCGAGCAGTCAATGTAATAAAATTGTAATTTTTCAGTAGAAAAACACCGTTTTTTCTACCATATGAACTTCATTATTATGTGCCAATAGTAAGTAGTTATTGGTAAAGCACATTCTTATGTGTGCCCCTTAGCGCAAGGAGACTAATAATGAGTAAAACAGTTCTAGAACAGGCATTAGATCATCTTTTGAATAAAGAAGAAGATAAAGCTAGTGCGTTGTTACATGATTACTATGTAAGCGTTGGTCGTCAGGTCTATGAAGACATTATGACTGATGATGATCAAGAAGATCAACAACAAGAAGCCATCAATTCCGTAGACGAAGTTGATGCAGATTTAACACAAGAAGCCGAAGGCGATGAAGAAGCCGGTGTCCAAGATTTGGAAGTACCAGCTGATGATTTAGAAGCCGGCATGGACAATGGCGAAGAAGGTGCAGAACCAGTTAGTTCTGATGCCGCTGATGTTGCTGACGCAATGTTAGATGTAGAATCAGCCTTAGCCAAACTAAAAGCAGAATTTGAAGAGATGGTATCCGGTGAAGGTGACCAGGATTCAGAAATGGGTCCAGAAATGGGTGCTGAAGAAATGCCAATGCCAACAGGCGAGTCTTTAGAAGAAGCTCTAGAATTACAACGAGTAAAACTAGATGCCAATTCAGAAGGTCAAGCAGTAGGCGCAGGTTCAGGTGCAAATAGTGTAACAGGTGCTACTAATACTACTAGCCCAGTTGCAAAACGCAATCCAATGATGGCTCGTCCATCAACATCATTTGGCGGAAGCACAAGTGGGGAAGGCGTTGCCAGCGGTACATCACCAGCTAAAGCACCAAGTTCACAAGATTTAGGCGGAACAACTCGCCCAGCAGTTAGCAAGGTTGCAAAACCTGGTGCCGCTCCTGGACGCGAAGCTGGTTCAAGTCCTTCAGTCTTACCTAAGGGTTAAACCATGCAGAACCTACAGCCACTACGCGAAAACTTATCTTTTGATCAAGCACAAATGGTTCTTGAAACTAAAGACACAGCCAGTGGCGGTAAGGATCTCTACATGAAAGGTGTTTTTATTCAAGGTGGAGTACGCAATCACAATCAGCGTATCTACCCTGTAAATGAAATCACCAATGCTGTAGAGAGCATTCGTAAACGATTAGATAGTGGTTTCTCCGTTCTAGGAGAAGCAGATCATCCAGACGATCTACAAGTGAACATTGACCGAGTAAGTCATATGGTCACTGAGATGTGGATGGATGGCCCCAATGGTTATGGTAAATTAAAACTTATCCCAACACCAATGGGTAACATTATCAAAACATTACTTGAAAGTGGTGTTAAGTTAGGCGTCAGCAGTCGAGGCTCAGGAAATGTCCAGGAATCTGGTAATGTTTCTGAATTTGAGATTGTCACTGTTGATGTTGTAGCACAACCAAGTGCTCCAGAAGCTTATCCAACACCAATTTATGAAAGAGTAATGGGCAGTCGTAGACGTGCCGCTCTAATGGATGTGGCCTACGCGGCGACCTACGATAGGTCCGCACAAAAACACCTCGAGTCAGAGGTTACTAGATTCATTACGAATCTAAAGAAAGTCTGAGGAAAAAACCATGAGTAATTTTACAGAGATGCTGGGCTCAGTTGTTTTATCCGAAGAGGTGCGTGAGAATATCAACGCCGCTTGGGAAAAACACATTGCCGAAAGCCGTGAAACTGTAACGGCAGAATTGCGTGAAGAATTTGCTTCACGCTACGAGCATGATAGAGGACAACTTATCGAAGCAATGGATAGGTTAATGCAAGATACTATCAATGCAGGAGCAACAGATTTAAAATCACTGCGTGAACAAGCAATTGTTCAGCGTGTGAAGTATGCTACAAAGATCAAAGAAGATGCTACAATGCTACAAAAATTGGTACTGGAAACACTTGCCAAAGAAATTGCAGAACTTCGTGGCGATCGTAACGCACAAAAACAAAGTATTTCTCGCTTAGAAGAATTTGCATTACGCAAGTTAACAGGCGAATTAACTGAATTGCATGAAGATCACAAGGCATTGGTAAACGCTCGCGTAAAACTAGTGTCCGAAGGCCGTAAAGCAATTAATGAAACTCGTACAGCTTTCATCCAGAAAGCCAGTAGCAAGATCAACGGTCTAGTTACAGAATCATTCAAGAAAGAAATGTCACAGTTAAAAACAGATATTCGTGAAGCAAAAGAAAACAACTTTGGTCGTAAGATCATGGAAGCTTTTGCCGCAGAATTTATGGCATCTAAGTTTGCAGACGGCACTGCCGTTAGCCAGCTTAACAAATCAATCATCGAAATTCAAGGCCAATTGGCCGAGGCTAATACAAAACTAACACATAAAGAAGTACAAATTAGCGAGTCGCTTCGTCGTCAGCGCATTGCGGAAGATCAAGCACAGCGAGTTCGCGTTATGCAAGAATTATGTTCACCATTGTCAAAAGACAAGCGTGGCGTTATGGAAGAGTTATTAGAAGGTACTGATACCAGTAAACTAAAAGACCAATTCCAGAAATACTTGCCATCTGTTCTAAACGAAGAAGTTCGTCGAGAGAAGAAACAACTAGTTGAAGGACAGCAATCACAGAAGACTGTGGTTACAGGTAACAAAGCTCTTAATGAGTCAGTTACTGCCCCAGCCGAAGCTGATGAAACAATTCAGCAACTTCGTAAACTCGCTGGAATTAAGAATTAATTAAGGAGACATACAAAATGTCACAAGCTCTATTTGAAGCTAAAAATTGGTCTGCTACCAAGCAGGCTTTAACAGAAGGCCTAACTGGACAACGCAAGTCCACAATGGAAGTCTGTTTAGAAAATACTAAAAAGTATTTGACAGAAACTGCAACTGCTGGTGCAACTGCACAGGGTAATGTTGCTGTTCTAAACAAGGTTATTTTACCAGTTATTCGTCGTGTAATGCCAACAACCATTGCCAACGAATTAGTTGGTGTACAACCAATGCAAGGTCCAGTATCTCAGATCCACACATTGCGTGTGCGTTATGCAGATTCAGTAAGTGCAAGTTCAGCCGCTGATGGCAACATCGGTAAAGCTGTTACAGCAAACGATGAAGCTCTAAGCCCATTCAGCATTGCTACTCAGTATTCTGGTAGCTCAGCTGGTAAAGCTGAAACAACAGGTACATTAGAAGGTACTGCTGGTAAGAGAATGAACATCCAGATCTTGAAAGAGACTGTAGAAGCTAAGAGCCGTAGGTTATCAGCTCGTTGGACATTTGAAGCCGCTCAAGACGCACAAGCCATTCATGGTGTTGACGTTGAAGCAGAAATCATGGCCGCTCTAGCACAAGAAATTACTGCTGAAATTGACCAAGAAATCATTGGTTCATTGATTGGTTTAGCAGGTAGTGCATTTGGTACATACGACCAGTCAGCAGTATCAGGTCAAGCCAACTTCGTTGGTGACCAACACGCCGCATTGGCTGTGTTGATCAACCGTGCCGCTAACGACATCGCTAGCCGTACACGTCGTGGTGCTGGTAACTACATTGTTATTAGCCCAACAGCATTGACAATTCTACAATCTGCTACTACCAGCGCATTTGCTCGTACAACAGAAGGTACATTTGAAGCTCCTACAAATACAAAGTTTGTTGGTACACTAAACAGTTCAGTTCGTGTTTATGTTAACCATTACGCAGGCGATGCCGCCCCAGTTCTAATTGGTTACAAAGGCGCTAACGAAATGGATGCTCCTGCATTCTATTGCCCATACATTCCTTTGATGAGCAGTGGTGTTGTTTTGGATCCAAATACATTTGAACCAACTGTCAGCTTCATGACTCGTTACGGTTATGTTGAATTATCAAATGCGTCAAACTCTTTGGGTAACGCTTCTGATTATGTTAACACAATTGCTATCGATGCAACTGCATTAAGCTTCATCTAATCTACCGATTAGTTAAGTTTATACAAAAAGGGCTCTTCGGAGCCCTTTTTCATTGCATAAGTACAGCATGTTTGTAAACACAAAAACAAAATTAGAACGAGCCAGCCATTGTCAAAAATGTGAATGGTACTATAGACCTGCAAGACAATGCAGGCAATGTGGATGCTTTATAAATTTTAAAATAATTTTAGAAAGCGAATCTTGTCCAATAGGCAAATGGACCAAAATACATACTGCAAAAACATCCCCTTTGGTAAATACTCCTAAATAAGGAGGCCGCAATGCCAAAATTAGACGATTATGATGATAGTCAAGCACCGGTGAGTGCCTCAGCAAAATCATCCATTACAAATAAATTCGCTAGTAGTACACCTGCCGCAGGATTTGGAACAAGCAGTCCAGGTTTTGGTGCAGTACCGCCAGCCAGTGGCTTCGGAAGTTCCAGCGGATTTGGTGGAAGCTCTAGTGGCTTCGGAAGTTCCAGTGGCTTTGGTGGATCTTCAAATCAATCTAATAACTCAGCCGCAGGCGGAGCAATGCAGGAAGGCGGCACTACCACAATTGAAGTGTCAGGTGGCTTTGGTGACTTTATCAACAGCAAATGGCGCCCAATGATGGCAGTCCTTTACATGTTAACATGTGCCACAGACTTTATTATATTTCCAGTGTTATGGTCAGTATTACAATCAATACAGGGCGGACAGGTAACAAGCCAATGGTTGCCACTGACTTTACAAGGCGCAGGGTTGTACCACATTGCAATGGGTGCTGTTCTAGGCTTAGCGGCATATGGTCGTAGTCAAGAAAAGATTGCAGGTAAAGCGTAATGACAATTAAAATTAATCACTCGCAGGAATCATTAACACCACAATCTGGTGTTTTAAAAATTGAAGGTACTGGAGCCTTAAAGCTTCCTAGTGGGCCCGAAGCAGACCGCCCAGTGATTAGTGCCGCTGGATATGTTAGATTTGATCAAACTGTAACTAAACCTGAATTCTTTGATGGCGCCAATTGGCAAACAATCACAGACAAAGTTTATGTTGACAACAAGGTTGCAACAGAGTTAACTCGAGCCACCGGTGCAGAATCAGCGTTAGATCTTAAAATTGANAATTTAGATTTAAATGCATTGACTGATGTAAACATTACAAATCCAACAGACGGCCAAGTAATTACATTTGACTCAGCTCTGGGCCTTTTTAGAACTCAAACACAAGCATTCAGTGCAATCACAAAAATATTTTCTGGTGATGAATCAACAATGACATTTGATCTTGAAATGTCAGTGGCTGGTGTAAACAACCTGGTTGTATCTATCAATGGAATACA